TGCTATTGGCTCTGGGATAACTGCTTCACCAGGAGTTAGCATTGCAGGTACGGAGTCAGTTCCTTTTGCATACCCTGGAACTTTCATTGTTCCAGAAGCTAATTTCTTTGGAATTCTTCCAGCGCCAGGAATCATCATTCCAGGATTTGCTACTGCAAATCTTGCTGCTGCTGCGGTTGCTTGTACGTAGGCATTACGAAGTTGATTTACCGCTGTAGCTTCGATATTAAATTGTTGCGTTAGCTTTGAGTGTGCTTGATTTAAAGAAGAGGCAACAATTGCTGCTTCCATTTGTTCAGTGCTTAAATATGAAGTTTGCTGTGCAAGATTTGTACTATTTCCAGATAATTTTAAAAATCCTTGTCTCATCATCAAAAACAGTTTAATTATATTTGCTGCTCCGTTAGCAACTAATCCAAAAGTCATTAACAAGGCTGGTCCAACTAATCCAACCAATGTAGTTAAAACTACTATAAACTTTTTTGTTCCATCACTTAAATTTCCAAATTTTTCAAACAAATTTCCCAAAAACTTTGCAACTGGTGTGATTGCCTTTAAGAATTCTTTACCTATTGGAGCAATTGAAACTTTTAATTCTTCAATTGCTTCCCTGAAGTCTGTTGCTACAGAATCTTCTATTCTTCCTAATTCTCGTTCTGACAAGATTGCAAGCTCTTCAACAGATTTTCCTGCTAAATCTAAAACTCTTGCTGCCTGGTTTCCATCTTTTGTAACATTCTCAAACAAAGCAGACAAGCGAGCAAACTGAAACTTTCCAAACAATTGTTCAATTGCTCTTGCTCTTTCAAGTGGAGCCAGCGTATCTAAGGCATTTGCAAAATCTATAACTGTATTTCTTAAATTTCCAAAATTTCCTTCAACAATTGCTTTTATATTAATTCCCATATCTGCAAGCATTCCTGCTGCTTTATCTGTAGGATTAATTAATGAGGCAAGACCAGACTTGAGTGCGTTAGCACCCTCTGATGCATTGATTCCTCCCTCTCTCATTGCTGTTAAGAAGAAGGCCAGGTCTTCTACACTACCGCCAAGTTGTTTTATAACTGGACCAGCTTTTGGAACAGCAATCGTTAAGTCTTCAATTGCTGTTACGGTTTGGTTTTCAACAGCGTTTAAGAAATTAATTTTTCCCGCTAATTCTTCTGAAGCAAGACCAAAGGCATTTGTTAAAGATATGGTTGTTGTTAGTGCCTGTTCTTGCTCAACTCCACCAAGAACTGACAATCGTGTTGCTGAAGCGACCTGTGCTGTTAGATCTGCTCCAGTCTTGCCCATGGCAGCAGCAGAAGCAGCCATTTCCATAGTCTTGCTAACCGCAACGCCATATTTAGTAAATTGTCTAGCAAGAGCCTCTATGTCTGCTAAAGCCTTGTTTGTTTCGCCTGTGGTTGTAAACATGTCTCCATAAACACGACGAAACCTAATGGCCTGTTTTTCAATATCCATAAATGTTTTGGCAGCTGCTGCACCAAAATATGCAAGAGGCACTGTAAAACCAACCATCAACTGGCGGCCAGCCCACTGTGTATTTTTACCAAAGTTTAATAGATTGGTAGATCCTTGTTTAAGTAACTGATTTAATATTGCTTGTTTTTGTGCTGCTACGGCTACCTGATTGCCGTAATCTTTCATATTTAATGTTGCTGGAGTTATAGAGATCGCTCTCATTGCACCAGATGCATCACGACCCATCTTCACATATTGAGTCTGCATTTTCTTAACACGTTCTTCGGCTACCTTGCCAATCGTGTTAAATTCTGATTTAAATAGTCTTCCAAATGTTCTTGTTGATCCAGCAGCAAAACGGAAATACTCACGCATTGAGAGTTTGTTTTTCTCCAGTGCGTGAGTAAATGATTCCGTACTTGTACGAATTGTGCCCATCTGGGCGTAGAACTTACCACCAGCATTGATGGCGTTCATGAAGTTGGTAGCAAGACCCTTTTGGGCTGCCGCGGCTGCGGCACTACCTCTGTTTATACTTGTATAAAGTTGTGCTAATTGACGCTGAAGATTTTTGATCTCCGCCAAAGATTGTGACGTATCTATATTTATGCCAATATTAGCATTTACGTCAGCCACTTATAGCACCTCTTACTTTTTAATTGTTTGCAAGCACTGTGTTCAGTAGAGCATTTGCATCTTGGAGTTTAACCCCCGAAGCAGCCTCGACAATCTTATAAACTGTTGGAAGGTCTAGAACTTCCTCTAGTTTCTTAACATCTGCCAACTCTGGGTTGTACTGCTTCATAGCAATTTCTACACATTGGACAAGAAGAGTCATTGACTTATCGTTATCCTCTGCCACCTCTGCCACTTTTTCAAACTTGCTCATAAAGGGACGAAGCAGTGAGATTTTTAAAGGTCTGACTGCAATTTTCGTACCATCCATAAGAGTAAGTTCTTGGCTCTCATACGTTGTTGTTGCCATTTATCCTCCTATATAGGCTAATGTAATTATAGCATGAAGCCTCTATTTTTATATTACGATTTTATTAATGAAGGATCTCTCTGGTCTTCATAATCTAGACCCATGCCGATACCAAACCCTGCCTTTTGAGCAGATGGACCCTGTAATGCAAGAACATCATTTGCGTCTGTTGCCTTGCCACGACTAAATACTCTTGCTTTAAGGTCTTCCCATTCTTGCTGCCCTCGCTGTTTTCCATCAGAACCTTTTCGATTAGCATCCAGGTCAACGCCCTGTATTGCTGCTAAAAATTTCTTTTCTTCATAGTCAAGTTCTCGTTTGCTAGACAATGTGGCAATTAGCTCTGTCATAGATAAAGACTCTTCTAGTTCCTGATAGTCTTTCCAAATGCCGAGCAAAAATGCTTCAGATTCAAGTTTTGCAAGGTCCAAAGAATCCCAGTTGGCCCCACTGTCTGTTGCTTGATCTTTAACTGGCTTCTCTATTTTTCTGTCTACCTTAATTCCAGCGGCAGCATCTAAAACTTTATATACTGTGGGAAGGTCTATATTCTCTTCTAGTTCTGATATTGTTTTTGAAATGGATGGATAGTACTGCTTCATGCATATTCTGGCACATTCTGATAAAACAAGAATTGCCTCTTGATCATTTTTTGTTACTTTGAGGGCTTGAAATGTATCCATGAATTCTCTTAGATACTTTATTTTTAATGGAACCAGTTCTATTTCTGTTCCATCAATTAAATTTGCTTTTTGTATTTTATATATTTCAGTAGCCATCTTATCCATTTTACCACAAACAACAAACCCACCCCCCTACTTGGGGAGTGGGAATGTTATTAATCTAAGATTAGATTATGATGCGGTATGAGTACGATCTACGATCTTACCGTATGCACCAGAGGCATCCTCTGGAAGCAAACGGAATGAAACTTCAAACATCGAAGGCTCATCGCGTTTTGCAGATACTGTTACGCTCTCAATTGAAAGTGCACGATATCCGACATAAACACGTTCTATATTCGTAGAATTAGCGCAATCTCCAGTGCCTGGACCGACAGCGCAGATTGCTCGCTCAACTGGACACTCACCGAGTTCGCCTGCTGAAAGATTCAGACGACGACCCGCTGAAGTGGACTTCGTACCAGAGAGTTCATCTTCGCTCATTGCAAGAGCAAAGACTAGATTCTCAAGAGTTGCCTCAGCGAATGCTGTAGCAACATTTACCTGCATACCTTGCTTGTATAGCTTAGCAACATCTAGGACTTGATCTACTGCAACCTCACCGAAGTCAGGAGCAAATGTCATCTCAAGGCCATTCATGGTGTAACCAACGTTATTCCAATCAGGATCTGCCATCAGAGAACTCTTGTAAGACTCTGTGGCAACAAAGGGAACTCCCGTTCCTCCTGCTGTAAAAACGTTAGCATCCTGTGTGGTATCGCAGAGAAAGAACGCTGCGGCACCAACTATGATGTTGGTCGATGTACCACGGGTATATGCTGGCATATTTTTTCACCTCTTTTTTCCTTTTGAGTAAATGGGCGTGTTTCCTCAAACTTAATTATACAGCCTTTTAAGAGTATGGGTTGGTGTGACTTACGCCACTTATAGAGATTGTGTCTTTTATGTGATAGTCATATTCTATGATGATTTTGTTCACAAACAGCGTCCTGGCCGAAGCAATCTCCGCAACATCTCTGCTTTCGTCTGCCTGATATACCCTAATATTATGAAAATATACGTTTACTGGGTTATCTGCGGTTGCCTCTGCTGCAGAAAAGTCATTGACATCTTCGGCCGCTGCATCCTCACGATCTAGAGCATCAGTAATTATTCGAACAGCATCTATTAATTTTGCAACATCAGACGAATATACAAAATATATCAGCTGCTCTCTTTTGCGACGATAAAATGGAGATGGTCTAAATCTCATCAAGCGATCATAAACTATTAATATGGGTGAATCTACTTGCTGAATAGATACCGTGTCGTTATAGAGATCTTCTATGCTTGTTGGATATTGAGCTGGAACCATTGGATTGAACCCAGCCTGATTCGGAGCAGTAGGACCAGTAGCAATAAGACCAAACAATGAAAGTTGTTCGTTTACATAATTATTAATATACTTAGGTGCGAAACCAGTAGTTTTAATTTCAAGGGTCATTGTACTATTCTACCCCAATTCTTGCATTTGCTATCCAACTAAATCCAGTGCTTACGCCCTTTGCTCTACCGATTTTTGATCCAGCACGAATGTTTTTCTTAAATACCGTTGGTCTCTTGATGTAATCATATAAACCAGAGGCACGAATAAAAGACTGTTTAAAATATTTTAACATAAACTCATCAAATACTCGCTCGTAGGATCCCTGAACAGCATCACCACCTGGATTAGTAACAGTTACTGGATTTGGTGTAAACACAGACTGTCCACCAGACTCAAATGCCAAAACAGAACCGCTTTTGGGTTTGATTGTTACAGTCATACCCTGCTCCATTATTTTTGCTTTATTTACAAATGGAGTCGTTGCATCTACAGATATTGATTTTGATTGTCTAAAATTAGAAAACAAAGACAGGACATTTTTACTTATAGCAAAATCTATATCAAATAGTCTGGCGGCAGGACTACCTGAACGATACCATTCATAAACATGATGAAGGGCTTTTGGATTTGCCCTGGCATTTACATCAATATATTGGCCCAGGGCAGCAACAACTCCCATACCAAGTTTCTTCATGAAGATTGGCTTGCCATCTTGTACTCCATCAAGAAAGCCATAGGAATAATCTATGACGTTGTTCATCGTTTTTCTAAAATGACGGGTATTGGTTACAACTCTCATCAGTCACCCACAGTCTGATTTTCAGCCCTACGCAAAATCATTTTGTAATATTCCGTAGACCTAAATGCTCCCACAAAGGGCTCAACAGTTGCAAGCTCATAAATAGTTCCATGGCCAGAACGAACACCAGCCGTTTCTTTATATATTAATTCATCATCAGCATGTCGCACATTTGTGATTAAAACATTTGTTATTGCGTTCTTTTCTTTCTGTGTAGAGATGCGTGGATCATTCTTGGTTCTGCCCTCTAGCTTATTTTGCACCTGCAGAAACGATTCTGCCTTTACATTTTCAGAACTTGCCGATGCGGGGCCGCCTATAGGTCCGACATTGCAGGCAATGGTCTTATCAAACACCCAATCCTTTTTGGGCTGACCATAATCGCCTTGACTAATTATGGGATAATAGACGTCTGCCTTCATGGGGAACATGAAATCTGTATCTTCACAGATAACCATTATAAAACTCCAGGATTAGTAATATTTGTCACATATCTATTAAGAATTTTATCAACCAGCATGTTGCCAGTACCACTAATTATGCTCTTGTTATATTTGACATCAAACTGGTCGGTTTTGTAAGATTCTACATATCTCTTGTAGTAGTCTAGTCTGCCACATCGAATATCATCGATAAGCATGTTTGTTGCATCTTTTATGTCGTTTGGAACTACTTTATACCCCGCCTCAATGTAAAACATATAATCAACACCCTCTGGGAAACTTACTCCACCGCTTAATGTCTGAATGTTTGCACTATCTCCTGTGTCAAAAAATCCTATTGAGTCAGAAGCGGCAAACGCCATTCTCGCAGGCTTACGCTCATATCTGTTCCAAGTTGTGACTCCTGCAACTGGATCTTTTACAATTCCAGTTTTATCTTTTGTAATGCTGTATTCGTCATCAGATAATGCTGGTCCGTCTTCATCATCAACATCCCAAACTATTTCAGCATTTTCATATACCTTAAGAACCCTGTATCCTCTTTTCCATAATGAAAAATAGTCTGTGCCCTGTCCAACCGACTGAATCCATTCAGCCTTAAAATAGAATCCCCCTGGCACATAAGAGTCAATTATCTGTCTTGCTAATTTTTCATTTTCTGTATACTCGGCAATTTCCGTAGCCGTAGTTCCTAAATCGTTGGGGTCCACATATGGACGAACAATCTCAAGATTATCTTCAACCAGAACATCTCCACGTTCGGAACCAACCTTTTCGTATATTTCTAAAGAGTAGTGGTTATCATATTTAGAAAAAGAGTCTGGCAGAGTATATGTAATAACCTTACTTGCACTAGATGTAACCGCAGCATCAACAATTTCTTCATATCTATCATTTGTAGAAATTACCAAATAGTGAGACGTATTAGCCGCCGTCACCGTATAGGAAATTGAAAGCGGGTATGGGGGGATACGCAAAATCTCCATTATTCTACACCGTAGTATCTTGCTATCTCTTCAGGAGTTGCTTCTCTAACTCCCTTGCGAGAAAGCCACCAGTCGGCTGCCTCCTTACTAACTATATTATAACCAACTTTCAGCGAACCCTTTTGTCTGTCTATCGAGTATTTATTATGATCTGAGTATATAGCAATTCTTTTTACAAACTCTTTGGGTTCTGGCACAACGACCTTTTTGCCCTGTAAAACATTTAACATATCTATTTTTGTTTTTGCATCTTTAAGGTCGATGTTATTTTTCTTAGCATAAGACTTTAACTCAAACACCGTTTTTGTTTTTAATTCTTCTAAATCTAACATTATTCCTCCACTGTCATTATACCAGAAATGCTAAAAGAGAGCGGTTTCTAAGCCGCCCTCTTCTAGTTTTTATTGGTTAGATTTTAGGAATCTGCGCTGTCTGCATCGACATATGCGACTGCATCCAACTCTTCCCATGCGATACCAAAGCGAACAAATACTGTATATTCTACAGTATCTTTCTTTGGCTTATATTCACGATTTACCGTGATATCGCGTTGGAAGCCCCATACTCTGTTATCAGGGAATGTAAGGTCTACATACCCTTCTGGATAGTAAGGAACTTCAAGCACATCCACACCTAGTACACGAGTTGTACGTGAATTACCAAGTGTTTGCGCTCCACCATCAAGAAAATCTTGACGATTGGATTGGGTGCTACCAATACGGTCAGCGAATGCTGCCGATATTGCATCTGCTAGAGTACCATTGTTACGAACGATACCTGCAAATGCGTCAGTGCCTGCATAAAGCTTAAGATTGCTCTTAAGTGCACGATACTTGCGTGGCATTGCCAATAGCAAGTTTTGCAGTACTGTGGTTGTGTAGTTGTTATCTGAAACTGTTGCAGACAACTCATGAGCAGCATTACCAACGGTGCCACGGGTTTGCTTAATGAATCCAGACATAATTGAAAGGAATGATGCTGTTGCACCGTCTCCATTAATCGCTAGATCTTCAATATCATTACCAAATGCATTGGTCATCAAGCGAACGAGACGATCTTCAAGAGCGGCTCCTTCAATATTATCTTCAAGTGACTCACTAGAAACTTCCCAATCAAGACGAATCTTTTTGGTTGTAAGCTCTACTTTGGTAAATGTTGCGCCAGTATTCGTGTATGCGCCATCTGCTTGTGCAGCAGCACGAAGTACACGCTCACCAACGTTGACCTTTTCGATCTCCATGGTGTTGGCTCTCATTGTAACTCTACGACCATCTTTGGCGAGAACTGTTGCATCCCACACGTAGTCGATAAAGCGACGAGCCTGCTCTGGGTTTAGAATACCGCTGTTACTTCCTGTTGGGTTTACTGCGTTATCTCCGGTTGTTACACCGAATGCACCGCCAGAAACGTTACCAAGAGAAGTAGCTGGGTCTACGTTGCCAGATGGATCGGTTGCGGTTGCGCTACCAATTCCACCAGAAACGAATGCACCAGATGCAGCTGCCTTAGTCAGTTTTTCTTGTATTTCTTGTTCCGACATATATTCACCTCCATTTAGTGTTTAGTTAAATAGGTCGGCTGTTTTGAGGAAACGTCCGCCCCATAGGGATTTTTGAGCCTTCATTTCTGAAAA